TTGAGAAATTGCCTGCCGTGGTCTTAAATGTTGCGACAGTTGGTACAGCTGGCAGTACGTGAGAGGGCACCATGAAGACTTTCGTGCTCAAGCAGAAAGTTCCGCTGAAAAAATCTCCAATCTCCACAATACCCATAGCACTACGGAGAGCATTAGAAGCTTTATCTTGATCCACAAAACTGCCATTATGGTCCATCTTCTTCCGCTCAACGACCTTCCATACATCTGCTTCCATGTCGCGTGCGCGAATATCGGCAATGGATTTTGGTGCCAACTTCCCTTGAAAGGAAATGTTAGCCTTGAGTGCTTTAATTGTTTGGGCTGCTCCATATAGCAAACCAAGTGATGCGAATAATCCGCAAGCGTATTTCACATGCTGGTCTCTCAAAGTCTTGAATAATTCTGGAAGCGTTTCTCGCGAAGCTACAAGCCTCGCCATATAAGCTTCCTTCTTGGTCTCAATGACTCCAGCAATAGTGATCATATAATATACAAAGCCGACAATAGCGGCAAAAAGGGCGGTCTTAAATCCGAAGATAGACCACATGAATAAACATAAAATGAAATGAGTTATGAACATACGACGGCAATAAGTCTTGACCTCCTGTCCAATCACATCTTCCCCGAATGACAGAATGGTGGATTTGATAAAATCATTGTCCATCCACTCCTGGGGAATCCATGATGTCCAAGAAGACATTGGTGACTCTTCAAAGGCCTTAAGCCCTAGTAATAATGCCTTAATGGCGATGTCCTCTACGGCGGTCTCCGCTCTGCTCTGATGGATCCTCAACTTGTGGTTGAATTTCCGAGCTTTACGAGAGATGTGGCCAGCGAGTCTTTCGCCGAAATGAGGAACGTATTCCTCTTCTTCCTCACTATCATGTTCACAGGTGCACGTCTGTACACACTGCTCACAAGTGGGGCAAATGTCAACAATGTTCGATGGATCGGTGAACGAGTCAACTAAAATAGATTGCTCATGGTCGTGACGTTTAGCAACCTTAATGAGGTGATTGACATATTCCGTAATGGAAATGTCTTCGTGAGTGATGCGCCAGTGACTAAATTGCTGGGCACCTGGACCGTCGCCAACAGGCTGTTTCAAAGTGATTAACCAAATATCATTAAGCTGGTCTAAAGTACCAAACTTATCAATCACCTTCTTAGAATCAAGCATATTGTTTGTCATAAACTCTGGACGTACCTTGAGCTCGACATGGACATGGCAACGACGCAAAACTGACATAGAGTTATAAGAACTCAGGCCAGCATGCAATTCCTCCACATTTGTGGTGATAGTCATACAACTGGGTTCGATGGAAATCTTACCCTTGTTTGCAAGATCAGCCATAACGGCATACTCGCGAATATTGTTGACAATTTTGATGATGGACTCTGAGGGTGCAACCTCCCAGAACTCCTTCCGATTGTTTCCTAAATCATCTATTTTCACTCCAGTGATGTAAGACCTGTAATTCGACATGTATTGGTCTGATTCATTAATAGTACAAATGTACTCTGGTGTGCAGGGAACACCCATAGCCTTATGAACTGTGGCCATGGTAATATCGGCGAATGTGGACTTGCCAACTCCCGAATTGCCATGAATTTTGACAGCGAGAGGGGCTTTCCGTAAGCCACCTGAAATTCTAGTGGCTGTAAACTCAGTGTAAATCTTACTGAGTGCCTCCCATTTTTGCTGAAGAATCTTTTTCTCAGTTCCATTGGGAGTAGTTTTATAAAGTTGATGGAATTCTTCGATTAAATCTTTGAGCTCCTTATCAAATTGGGCTTCATTCATTTGAAGGAACCTTTCGAGATTCCCGTTTCGTGCATGTTCCCATTCGGCAAGTTTAGCAATGTATTTTTCCTCCATCTCCACTAATTTGGGAGAAGAAAAGAGGAGTGGGGACAAAGTCCCCGTGACAAAGCACATATATCCTGCCTCAGCAAAAAACACAATAGTGTCTACAATGGCATCAATAAGATCTACTGCAGTGCAATGTTTCTTTTGAGCCTCGACTGCAAATATTTCAAAGTTTCCAAGCGATACACTCGCATTCTCAATCACTCCAAGAGTGACAAGTAGAGATAAAACTCTAGAGACTTGAGCGAAAGCTGGATTGTTGATGAGCAGTTTCCAATTGTGCAAGGCATCCTTCATTTGATCTAGCCAAGCAGGGCGTCCACCGGAAGATTGTGGTGAATAACCGGTAAACAATTTGTCCACAACAGATGCGAGTTGAGTAATAATCGCCGTCTGTGAGTGGGTT